GCTAATGCAATTGATATTGCAAAAGGTCAAGTAGCATATGTTCAAGGTGATAGAGTTGAAGGAAAAAATACTTTAGCAATTCTTGAAGCAGTAGGTGATGCTACATTTGATGAAGATGTTGATGCATTACATATTAATGATAATAACATGGTAAGTGGTATTTATATTGATGCTAATGTGTTTATTAGTGTTAAAGATGGTGTAATCATTACATCACTTAACTTAAAACCTGAAAACATTAAAAAAGGTGTCACAATATTAGGTGTGACAGGTACATATGAAGGTGGTGAATAATTATGATTAGGGGTACAACACCAACACACATTTTTAATTTACCTTTTGATACATCATTGGTTGCAGATTTAAGAATTATCTATGCACAAAATGATAAGGAAATATTGGTGAAGAAATTAGAAGATTGTACATTAGAAGGTCAATCTGTAAGTTTAATTTTAAAGGAATGGGAAACATTCTTATTTGATTGCAGTAAGAAGAATGTCCAAATCCAATTAAGAGTGGTCACACATAATGGTGAAGTATTAACAAGTAGTATTAAAACAGTATCAGTAGACAAATGTCTTAATCATGAGGTACTGCAATGATTTTAAATATCACATTTCAAGAGATTGAAAAAAGGTTAGACATAGAGTTCAAGGAAATACATGAACTTGAAAATAGGAAGCGTGACCAAACTAAAATTGTAACACCAACTGAAGAAACACAAGTATTGGAAGCTGATACTAATAAACTATTAAGTAAGGTTATTGTTGATCCAATACCAAGTGAATATGTAGTACCACAAGGAACACTTGAAATAACTGACACTGAAGTTAAAGATGTTACTAATTATAAAAATGCTATTGTAATTGTTGAAAACCTAGAGCCACAAAACATATTAGAGGGTGTAAGTATTCTAGGTGTTGTGGGTAGTTTTAATGATGCACTAGCACAATATGTAATGGGTAATTTAACTGAATATGAAAGTAATGTTATTACACAAGTTGTAAATTATGCCTTTAATCAAAGTGGTTTAACAAAGGTAAAATTACAAAATGCAACAAGAATAGGTAGTTATGCATTTGAAAAATGTATTGAATTAGTAAGCGTAGATATACCAAATGCAACTTATTTAGGTTTTTATGCTTTTGCTAATTGTGAAAAATTAACAAGTATAAACGCAACTAATGTTACTGAAATTGGACAATATGCATTTAATAGGTGTTTAGCATTAGAAAGTATAGATTTACCTAAAATTACAACAATAAGCGTTTATGCATTTGCTCAATGTTCTAACTTAAAAAGTGTAAACTTTCCAAATGCAATAGAGGTGCAGTCTAATGCATTTAGAAATAGTAGTGCCTTAATAAGTATAAATTTACCTAAATGTACTAAATTGAGTGCAAATGCTTTTGAATATAGTTATATAACTGATTTTAATTTGCCTAATGTAGAAACTGCTGGCTCTCGTGCTTTTGCATACGCTCAAATTACAACGTTAAGTTTGCCAAAATTGAAAACTGTTGAGGGAAACTTTGTTTATATGTCAACAAAATTAAACACACTTTATTTTGCTAGTGTTGAAAAAATTAATAATGCTGGTTTTAGTTATTGTTATGCTAATAATATATATTTAGGTTATGAGGGTGTTATAACACTTTCTAATACTAATGCTTTTAATAATTTGTTCGGTGGTGGTACAACAAGTAATAAACTTACAATTCATGTTAGAGCTGAATACGCCGACCAATACGCAACGGCTACAAATTGGGTAAGCGTAATTGAAAGTGGCAAAGTAACAATAGTGGGGGACTATGTAGAATGATAAATCAAGAAAACATAATTATTAATGGTAAACAATTTGTTAAAACTTATAGTGATAGTGGCTATTACATTATGCAAAATGAAACAGGTATTTTATATAGTGAAGCAATAGATGTAGTACCACTTAAATATACTTATACTGAAACTTCAGAAGTCATTGAAGATGAATCTGAAGAAATGATGGATCAACAAACTGAACAATAATAAGTCACCATAATAGGTGGCTTTTTATTATGTCCAAAATAACCCTTATGACATTTAAACTATGGGCAAATTTGTCCTGATTAAGACATTTAAACTAATCTTGCTAGTGGAAGATACCACATTTAAAAACAAAAGCAATATGAAAGGAATTTAGTATGGAATTTTTAAAACTTATTTTAGGTGATGAACTTTATGGGCAATTGGTAGAAAAGGTGAATGCTCATAATAGTAATCCAGCAAATGAGAAAAACAAGGTTAAGATTGCTAATCTTGAAACAGGTGATTATGTGCGAACAGGTAAGTATACTGATTTAGAAAATCAGTTGAAAACAAAGGATGCATCACTTACTGAAGCAAATAATCTAATTGCTGAACTTAAGAAGAATTCCAAGGGTAATGAAGCCATGCAAGGCAAAATTACTGAATATGAAGGGAAGATTCAATTACTTGAAGCAGAACTTCAGAAAAATAAATTGGATAATGCAATTAAGGTTGCATTATTATCTGCAAAGGTTACAGATGTGGATTACCTAACATTCAAGTTAATGGAAAAAGGTGAATTAGAACTTGATGAAAAAGGTAACATCAAAGGAATTGATGATAAGATTGCTGGTTTAAAAACACAATATCCTAATTTCTTTGAGGGTGAAGGAAAGAAAGTTTATGATGACAATAAACTTCCTGGTGGTGAACCTGGTGGAAAAACAGAACCAACATCACTAGCTGATGCAATTAAACAAAGTTATGAAACTATAAATTAAAATGAAAGGTTAAAGGGTGAAAATTATGCCAATTTTATTAAAAGATATGAAGGTTGGAATGAATGATAAGGTAGCTGCACAAGTTATTGATACATTTATTCGTAAATCAGAAATTTTAGAAATGTTACCATTTGATAACTGTGTTAGTCCAAATGGTGGTGGATCAACATTAACATATACTTACATGCAAAAGAAGTTACCATCTGCAACAGCATTCCGTGCTTTAAATACTGAATATAAGCCATCTGAAGCAAAGATGGATCAGTTATCTGTTGACTTAAAAATCTTTGGTGGTAAGTTCCAAATTGACCGTGTTATTAAGGATGCAGAAGGTCAATATAATAACATGGCTTTCCAATTAGAGGAAAAGATTATTTCTGCAATTGGTACATTCCATAATGCAATGATTAATGGTGATAGTGCTGTTGAAGCAGATGGTTTTGATGGTCTTGATAAGTTCTTAGTAGGACAAACTACAGAATATAATGCTGATGCAGTAATTGATTTATCTACTATGGATAAGATTAAGGAAAATGCAGATGTATTCTATGAAGCATTATTAAAATTAATCAATTCAACAGGCGCACATGCATTAATGGTAAATGAAGGTATGAAGACTAAGATTCAAACAGTTGCAAGAATTTTAGGATATAAGACTGAATCTGAAGAAGCATTTGGTAGAACTATTACTACTATTGGTGAAGGTAAGGTTCGTTTAATTGATTTAGGTAATGTAGTAACAATTACAGGTGAAGGTGATGATGCTGAAGCAGTTGAAACACCTGTTATTGGTGTGAAGACTAGAACTGTTGGTTCTGCAGAAACAACAGGTTTAACTGATATTTATGCAGTACATTTTGCAGTACAAAATGGTTTCCATGGTGTTACTTTAACAGGTGACAAGGCTATTCATCAATACTTACCTGATTTCAAGACACCAGGTGCAGTAAAAGATGGTGAAGTTGAAATGGTTGCATGTGTTGCTTTAAAGAATACAAAGGCTGCTGGTGTTTTAAGAAACATCAAGATTAACTAATAAGGGGTGTTCATATTATGGCTGCTAAAAAGGTAAATACAAAGGTGAAGAAGTACATTGTTACTGCACCTGTAAAAAATTATCATGGTAAAGGTCCTGCTGGTATTCAATTTGCCTATGGTAAGGCAATTGTATATGAAGGTCATGTATTAAATTGGTTCAAGGAACATGGTTACACAGTAGAGGAATATAAGGAATCTACTGAAGTGATTGAACCAACAGAATAAGAAAGGGGGTTAAACCCTCATGATTATGTCAGTTAATGAATTAAGAAAATTCATTACAACAGACCAAAGTGATGAAGTGCTTGAAGGAAAACTTCAGGCACTTGAAGTTTTGGTTAGAAAATATACAAACAATAATTTTCAAAATAGATTAATAAGATTTCAATGTCCTAGTATGGCACAAAAGTTATATCTAACAACACCATATTTGAATGTTGGTGATACCATTCAAATATCCCAATCTATTTATAATGATGGAATCTATACCATTGATTCAATAGAAGATAAGTTCATTAAATTAGATAGAACAATCTATGATGAATCTACTATGTTAGTTACCAAAGTTGATTATCCTATGGATATTAAAATAGGTGTTGTCAATATGATTAAGTGGGATTTAGATAATCGTGATAAGGTTGGAATCCAATCTGAAACCATTTCTAGGCATTCTGTGAGTTATTTCAATATGGATGGGGATAATTCTACCCTTGGCTTCCCAAAGTCACTTATAGGCTTTTTAAAGCCTTATATGAAGGCTAGGTTTTAGTTATGGCTAAAATAGGTGGTAACACTAAAGCATCACTGCAAGAAAAAACTTCAGTTTCATATAATGCTATTGGTGAAAAGATATTGGATTGGAATACAACTGATGAATTAATTGGTTTTTTAGATATGCAAAGTCAGATGGCTAATAGAAATGTATATTACACTAAATTAGAAGAATCAACACATATATTCATCTGTGATTATGTTGCATTGAATAAAGGTATTGAGGATAGAAGAATGCTAATTAATGATGAAGTTTATGATGTCTTATACATTGATGATCCAATGAATCTACACCAACATTTAGAAATTTTC